CAATGACCCAAGTGGGTTTTTTGTGCTTAATAATTTCATACATGTACGGCCAGAGGTGTCTGTCATCTTCCTTGCCTTTTTGCTTCCCGGCGAGGGAGAACGGTTGACAGGGGATTCCTCCACAGATGAGGTCGAATTCTTGAATAAGTCTTGTTGGTTCATTTCCAATCTCCTTTAGGTCTTTATATATTGGCACATCAGGCCAGTGTTTATTTAATACTTTACGACAGAACTCATCATACTCACAAAAAGCTACAGTATCAAAACCACCTGTAGCCTCTAGTCCAAGGCTGAATCCTCCTATCCCGGAACACACATCTAATATCTTAATCATCTTTAATCTCAATCTTATTAAAAAGATCAGTGCCAACACCTAATCTTTTCTTTGCTATCTCTATGTATTCCTCGTTAATTTCAATCAATACAGCATCTCTATTATGTCCATTGGCTACTAAAGCCGTAGTTCCACTACCACCAAAGGGATCTAAAACCGTACCACCTTCAGGACAACCTGCTAACACGCATGGCTCTATTAAATCCATAGGGAAGGTTGCAAAGTGTGCCCCTTTAAATGGTTTGGTGGTGACTGTCCAAACTGAGCGTTTGTTTGCACCTTTAATTTCTTTATAATTTCTTTTTTCCATATTATGTTTATTTTTCCCACCTAAAGCTCCTTGTGCGGTTCTTGCCCTAGCCATAATAAATCCTTTATTAGATTCTTTTATTGGCTCTCTAATAGATTCCATATCGCAATAATATTTACGACTCTTACTCAATAAAAATATATATTCATGTGCTTTTGTGCATCTATCTTTAACACTTTCTGGCATTGGATTAGGTTTGTGCCAAATAATATCTTGTCTTAAATACCAACCATCAGCTTGTAAGGCAAACGCTACTCGCCAAGGTATTCCAACTAAATTTTTAGGTGGTAAATTTGTTTTT